TTAGTTGTAATCGGGTGCGAGTAAGGTCGACCCTTCTCAGTTGTAGTTCTACTATCGGCTGCAATCAGGCAGCCGTTTGCTTGTTGGATACCAATGATGGTTGTCACAGCGATGCTCGCAATCTAGGTGGAGTCCAACGACTCTTGGACTTGCGTCCTCGTGTCGGAGCTGGGGTCTTTGACTCCTTGCCTATGTTCTTCTCTGCCCATACGCGGGCTTCTGGATATGCCAAGTTTTCACGAGCCATGACAATCTGTATACCAGCGCCACGTCCGTTACACGCATAGCATATCCAGACACCCTTATCAGAGTTCACCGAAGCAGACTTATGTGAGTCGTCATGTACAGGACAGTGGATTGATTTGTCCCCACCCATAGGTAGGTCTAATCCATAATGACGAAAGACTGCTTCGAGGAACTCCGTTTGATTCATTGCCTAATACCAGTTCCTTTCCTGGTGAAACCTGTACGCCTTGCACCAAGTGTCATAACGATGTAGCACATAGTCGTGTGCTTCTCTTGTTTGTTTGAGTAATGACCACCCTGGCTGTCCCCAGAGTAACTGCCATACTCCACGTGCTCCACTCGATTTGTTGTAGGAGTCCACGTTGTATCGGCTCTCCTTGTACGCAATCTCCAGCGCACAGCGAACCTCTTTCATGTCGGTTGTGACTTCCATTAGCGTCAGCTTGACACGTTCCCGCTTGTCGGTTGTGACCAACAGCTTCTTCTCGTACGTCATAGCTGGCGATAATGCCATGCTCGGAGATATAACTTGCATCACCGAGAACAGCAGAGTCACTATTGCGAACCGCATAGTTACCTCTTTTCATTTCGTGAGGTACTGTCACTACTTCACTGATGTCCATTGTAACCTGCCTGTTTTAGCAGATTCACCCAGAGGTCTGCGGACATAACCGCGTACGCCTCTGAGATATTAGATGTGCCACGCTTCTTGATGAGGACGACACCTGTCTCCGCATCTGCGTTTATCATCTCATCCTCTAGCTCCTGCAAATAGCCAGGGATATTGATGCGTTTCTCATTCTTACATTCAATAACTACGCCGTCGATACCGTCGATGTCACCGACATCGTCGTGTCGACCTGCGCCATAGGCTCGCTCTGCACATGGGTATCCCATGGAGATGAGCCACTTGACTACATCACGCTCGAACTGCGAGCCCTTGCGTTTGGATGGAGTTGTCATTTACCACTCAATGCCAATCCAAAAGAAAGCAAAGTCAATACTCAAACCATATCTGTCGATACTGAAGCCAATGGCAAACCTATGCCAGTTGTACCCACCGTTGACCCATATCTTGTCACCAAGAACTAGATTCAAATGACCAAATGTTTTCATACGTAATCCACCATCAACACTTCCTGGACAGTTATGCCCATCTTCTTCCTGATTGCTGCTCTTTGTCTTGGTACTGTGCCACCCCACATGCCGTGGGATTCGTGACGTATCGCCCAGTCAAGACAAGCTTGCCTAACGGTACATCCCGAACATATCTTGCGAGCCATTCTATATGTAGACTCGGCATCTCCTGCGCCTTCTGGGTAAAATATTTCTACCCCTACTTCTGTACATAACCCTTGAGTCAAATCTGGAAACTTCATCTCAGCTCCTTCATTGCAGTAAGCAAATCGTTGACAGTTATTAGATAACCTTTGCTTCTATTAGGGGGAATCTCGCACGTAATCTGGCGACCAAACTTCTGTATTGCATAATGCACGTGGTCTGTTGGAACCATCACTACGCCTTTCTCTAATACGAAAGCCCAGTAATCTGCCTTGGTTACCATCAGTCCTGATGCCTCCCAAGATTGGGACGCAACGTACCAGCATTCAACCTCTATGTAAATGTTTCCTGTCACGTGCCACTTGCGGTCACGCTTCACCTCAACGGTCTTACCGTTGGTCAATAGTTGTTCAACCAGTTGCTCTCCTTCACGACCGAAGGAGAAGTCAAGGTCAAAGCTGGATTTTATTTCCATTCACTTAGAGTCCTAGACCTAAACAAATCTGCGGATGAGTTGAAGAGAATCATCTTGCTTGCTTCTGCTGCGAGGGTGACATACTCCTCGGCATTGGGGTCAGCTTTCCCATGTCGGTTCTTCACGACAGCCACACGATAAGCATTCGCTGCGCTATCCAGCGCCACAGATAAGACCAGTTCTGGCAGGGCTGCAACCTTCCCCATCAGAGCCTTACGTGGCGCTGGGTAGTTAGGCTTACTCATCTTCTCGTTCTCTGATACGTGATGCAGGACGACGAAGGCTGTCTCATATTCACGAGCCATATAGTGGAACGCACTCATCGCATCGCGGAGCGCTGTCCATTCATTGTCGCTTGACGAAGCGACGTTCATAAGATTATCGACATACACTGCCGATGGAGCAGAGCCATGTAGTTCAATCCACGCTTCTATCTCCTCCTCAATATCTTGAAGAGAAGGTGCTGGGTCGAAGGCGAATCGGATATGACTTGCTCCATCAGCCAGTGCATCTTCTAGGAGAACACTCGCTTCCGAATCCATAATCCGTTCTATATCTGCGACGTTCTTATTCATGATGATTGCACCAGCACGTGATGCAATCGTACGTGAATCAGAGTCTGCTGATATGTACAGACCAGGTGTCTTGGAAACGATTGCGTACCACAATGCAAGCAGGGTCTTACCACCACCAGGCTGACCTGCAATCAAATGCAGTTGAGCCTGTCGAAAGGCAACTTGACTGGCGGTAAGTTGTGGGAGTATCTCTGGCAGTTGTTTACCAGCGGGTGACTCCACACCCACTACCTGCAATAGTGAACGCATATTTAGTTTTTAGTCCAGATTGTTTCGGCTTCAACAGCGCCAGGCTTGAACGGCTTTGGTCCCTTGGCTGGGTCAAACCAACCAACGTAAGCCTTGCCTGCCTTGGATACGCCCTTCTTCTTGGCGTACTTACCACGACCATCTGGTAGGTCTGGTGCATCAGGGTGTCCGTATGTCCACTCGTTGTTGTACTTATCTTTGACAACCTCAATCGCTTGAGGTGTTGACGGAACAGTTACTGGCTGAGGATTCAGACCAGCATCCTGTAGTGCAGTGATTGCCTTGTCCATACTGGTTTGACCAGTACGACTAAGCAGTGTCATCTGCAGGTCAGAGGCTGCTGCAACAGCTAGTGCTGCAGCTTGGAGGTTAGCAGTGAACTCTTGAACTGTGTTACCTCGGACGGTAAACAAGTCCTGACCATTCAACTTGCCAGTGTATGAAAAGCTAGACTCAGTCATCTAGTTTTCCTTTCTTTCCCCTTTGTTGTAGGTATTTGCAGAGGGAAATCTTTGGAGCCCATCGCTGGGCATTTCTCTTGGAACGAGCACATCTTACAGTTTTCACCAACCGATGGTGGGAACCAACCTTTGGACACGCTGTCATTCATTGCACCAAATACGTAATCAAAATAATCCATGCTCAGATGTGTCAGGTCAAACAAATCATCAAGCTTGCCTTGACGAGTCATGAAGAAGGCTCCCCACTTGGGGCGAATCCCATACATACGCTCTATGCCAGAGGCGTAGAGCCCCGCTTGAATCATGCCAAACGGTGTCCTAGCACCTGTCTTATAGTCAACGATTACCAAGTCTTCCCCTACTTGGTAAACGATGTCTATGACGAAGCGGACAGATGTGCCTCCGAAATGCACACTTGCATCCCACTCGATGCCAGGACGACCGTCGGGCATTGTAGCGATTTGCCAACCAGATTGAGCAAACCATTTCTGGTACTCCTCAACCTGCTTGAGTCCATCGCTTTGCCAGAACGCTAGGTCTTCACCGTCTGGTCGAGCTGCGGTCTTGCGACCGCTGGTTCTCCACTCAGCACTAGGAATCCCTGTTTGTTCTTCGGCAATCCTAACGGATTCATTGAAAACTTCAAGCCACTTCTCAGCCAAGGTCATCGTCGTAACCTCCTGGCTGGTAGTCTGGGTTATCCACAGGCGTAGGCGTGGTCATAGGAGAACCACATCCAGCGCAGAAACTGTCAGTGAACCAGAGTACCAACTGGTACTCCTGAAACACTGCCCTGATAATCTGTATGGTCGAGCCACAGTTGATACATTCATTGCTTGGTATCCCTCGCTGGTCAATCAGATTTTTGCTGGGCTCTATAGAACTCATGGTTCAACCATTCCAGCATCGAGTGAACAGCAGACCCTGCAGCCAGATATACCGCTGGCTTCTCAGGAACCATTGCGACTTTGCTAAGATAGTATTTTTGTGGGCAGGATTGCCAGGTTGAAAGCTGGCTATATGACCGATGCGGAGGAAGTTTATTCATACCGTATATCATATTGGTTATCTCCAAGATTCTTTGGTAGCGACACGCAGGGTGGAGCTACCAAGTTTGTGATAGGGTTAGGGGTGGAGGGCGGGAAAGGCTCGCCACAGGGCGAGCCGTGATAAGATAGGACTATGGATAAAATAATCTGGGTAGATATAGAGACAACAGGGTTGGACTACGAAGTAGATACCATCCTTGAAATAGCAGTCGTAGTTACTGACTATGGCTTCCAACGATTGGATTCATTCCATCGGGAGGTGCAACCTCCCAAGGGTTATTCAATCAGCGACTGGGCATTGAGAACACATACGCACAACTACTTACTTCAAGACCTAAGAGACAAGCCAATGCTTCGAGAGGTTGACCAAGAGCTGGCTAACTGGGCAAGCGAAGCTATCGTAGTAAAAAACAAATACCCCATCGGTGGTAACAGTGTGTACTTTGATAAGCGATTTGTTGAAGAGAAGTTGCCAATGTTCAACGCATACCTCGGTAAGAGTGTCATTGATGTATCGGGTATAGCCAAGGTGCTGGACAACTGGGGCTTGGTTGATAAGGACAAAGTGCTCAAGACATACCAACACAGGGCTCTGCCTGACATCTTAGAAAGCATCGAAGAGCTTAGGTACTACGTACACGAACTTCGGTAAAAACAAAAAGAAGGGGGACCGAAGTCCCCCTTTCTTTCTGGCTCCCTACCATTCAGGCGGAGCAACTGCGAGCGCATCCAGCGTGGCTAAGTTGATGCACCCGACTGCTGGGATGGAAAGCGAATGTTGCAGACCCTTGAGCACATCGGCTAGGGGCGCATCGAGCACATCATCACCAGCGATATTCAGCGCCACCCTCACTTGCGTGACCAAGGGATGACGCTCACCTGGAGAAACCAGGGATATTAGTTTGTTCTGTTCCACTATTGAATCGGAATCTCAGTATCAATAGTCTGTAGTTGAATCGTTACGATTCCACCGAATCCTGATGCGAACGAGGGTGGAGCAGTCTGCTCAAACTGGATAGCACGAATAGTACAGACTCGTTCTTCTCCCGAAGAAAAGTCTTGGAATAGTACCGCGCCTCCATTTTGTTCAATACGCTCAAGATAGTTGATACGCTCCCATGGGTTCGATACTCGTGTAACTCCATTAGGGTCGCGCTCCTCTTCGTAACATAACAATGGGACGGTCAATGTTCGTGACCGTAGTGGTGCTGGTAGAGCACGACACTGCCACTCTTCAATGGTTGGTCCGACTGTTGCATCGGTTGAACTGCGAGATATCGTTAGTGAAATCTCAAAATGGTCAGCTGGTTGCAGACCAGCAGACAACTGGAACTCTGTAAGACCAGACAATGGGATAGCTTCGATAGCCTGAGTGTTACCTTCTTGGTCATAGACACTGAACCCAATGACACCATCGGTTCCTTCGGTTCTTACCGCAAGAGATACAGGTTGTTTCTTTTCGGCAGTACCCCAACGAACCCAGCCAGACTTGATTGTTCCAGCAGTGGCAAGGTTGGTTGCATGTTCTGTCCATACACCAGATGCACCGACTATGAACTTACGACCAGTTGTACCAAGGAATGAGATACCGATTACATCGGATGAATCAGTTTCTAGGTCAGAGGCATAGGCATAACCATTGTCTACAGCTTGACCAAGGTCTATTCTCCATAGACCCTTCTTGTTTCCAATCGCATAGTTTCTTGTTGCGTATATGAATCTATTAGTAAATGCAATATCTTGCACATCTCCAGTAACATTGATTGGTCCATAGGTAAATCCAAGACCATCTGTTGACTGCTCGCCAATCCTCAGACCAGCGGTCGTAGCCATAGCTACGTACTCATTGAGGTATGTACGAATCTGATGCAGAGTCTCGCCTCGTGGCAACTCGGCAATAACAATCGGGTCTTTGATTGCAGCCAGCGGTGAGGCTGTGTCAATAGCAAATGACAACACACGGCTGATAGCGCCAAGCGTATAGCCAACAATGATTGCACTATTGAGTTCGCCAACTGAGTTCCATACAAGGTTAGAATCTTTGAACGTATATCGCTCTTCAGTATTACCAATGGTAACTGGAGGTGAAGATGGGAACCGCGACAACTCATAGACAACACAGGCTGTCGTGTCTTCCTTAGCACCAATAACAATACGGTCCTTGACAAACCCTATTGCTTGGACGGTAAACGTAGTTACCGTGTTTGGCTTAGACCAAATCTTAGATACGGTCATAGATGTGCTAACGGTATAGATACCGTCGCTACCACCTACGATGGCATTGTTGCCATCGCTGGTAAGAACTTGGGCTGTAGCCGTAGTTGAAAGCGAGGTGGATGTAGCGGTATTGCTTGAGCCGTTATAGAAATAAACGTTGCCACCCTGGATATAGAAAGCCCCGCCAGTTACCGTGGCAGGCTTAGCCGTGATAGCGGTGGTCGAGAACTGCGTGGTAGCAGGAAGTAACTTTATGGAACCTATATCCGAGAACACGTCAAGGTTATTGGATTCATAGAATCTAAATAGGTCAGATGCTTCAGCATCGTAATACCGTTCACCAGCTCCGTGATGCCATGCGGTAGCAGACCGAAGCCACCAGTTGGATAGTGATTGCTCACCAGCGGTAGCGCTCTGGTCGATACGCTCCTTCTGATAGGTAGTCGTTATGCGACTGAGTCGGTTCTGGTCTGACGCAGCAGACAACCATGGCGTATTACCAATGGCATAGCTGGCAGCAAAGTCCTCACGGTTGTACTTGACAAGCGCGGTGGGGATTGCCTGGCTAAGAATAATCGGTAGGTCGCCAACAAGTTCCTTGTTGTTAGTTGCCACGGTTTACCTCTACTTCTTTGGGCAGTGCTGACAGCACTTAGATGTGTCTTCCTTGATTACCTTCTTTTCAGGCAGCACAGAAACTGCAGCCTTCAGTTGGTTGCGAAGCTTGGGTTGATTCATCCACCAGAACCAAGGCGAAGTATCGTCACCATGACCACTGTTGATAGAAACGTGTAGATGTTTGGTGTGAGGGTTGCTACCAGTATAAAGGCGATTTCCAGAGCGAGCCTTGTCTTTTGACCAAATCTTCTTATTGAAGATGAGGTACTTGACTCGCTTGTCTTCCTTGAGTTTCTCGAATATATCGGCACAGTCCACCCCATTCTCTGGGTCATGCGTCAAATCAACAGCATGTCCAGTGTTGTGGTCTGAGTCAGGGCTTGCTTTGAGATGAGCAACAGAAGGTAGCAGTCCATCGCTCGCCTTCATACGCTTCGGAGCAAGAGCAGTCGCCTGTCGCAACATTGCGATGGCAGCAGGTGTGGCTTTCTTGGTTACAGGTTTCATTCATTTCCTCAACGCTTCCTTCACCAGGTCGGTTAGAAACTCCACCTTCTCCTCTAACTGGTTCACTTTATCTTTGATACTAGAGCCACCGTTCGGCTTGAGTTCAGCAAGGTAGTGCTTGACTAACCAACGAACGGAGCCAGCAAAGCTGGCGACCAATGCCGATACTGCGACAGCAATACCAGCCCATTCGTTGGGTGTCATTACTTCTTCTTTCCGAACGCGTGGTCAGAGGTATCTAAAGCTCTGAGCAAAACGGGCAACACTGCCACGATTCCTGCAGTAACGATTGCCTTGAATCCTTCGATGTCAAGCGTGAAGATATCTCCACCAGTAGCAACAAAAGCAGCAAGGGCAGCGCCGACAAAGTGGCGAGCATAGCTTTTGATAGCAGCAACATTCTTTTCATTCATTTAGTTCTCCTCGTTAGATTCCTGTGATAGCTGCAATCTCAGCGTCGGTTAGACCCAGAGCCTTCAACTTTTCCTGTGCGGATTGCTTGGATGCAGCAGTAACTGCCTCTTCTGCCTCACGCTGTGCTTGTGCCTCGGCTGCTGCAGCAGCATCTTGGTCACGCTGTGCCAGCTCAGCTGGTGTAAGTGGCAAGATTGTTTGTTTGCCAGTGGCGCAATCAACCACAAGCTTTGTTAGTTGTTCACTCATATACGACTGCCTCCCAGTCTTGCTTATCTTCATTCCACTGATACATCAATCCATCATTTGGTTGAGGTACTGGCGGTTGCCAATCGTGGTTTTCATCTAGGTTCCATGATGGATATGGTCTTGGTGCTACAAATACATCCGCCTGCTCATCGAAAGTAAACCCGATACCAGCATATTGTTTACGAATGTTTCCGTTGTAAGAGGTCTGAATCCATCGACCGCCTAGTCCAAGGTCAATAGCCAGGAAATCCTGACCACGATGCTCTTGTTCGTCAGGAACAACGAGCACCTGTGTTACTACATTGTTTTCATCTACTTGTGCAAAATGCGCCATTGTTATCCTTTACTTTGCGTACCTTACGATTACGATTCCAGAGCCACCAGCTCCACCGTTTGCAACGGCGTAGCCAGCACCTCCGCCTCCACCACCAGTGTTAGCGGTTCCAGATTCTCCTGGTCCACCAGAGTTTGCTGCTTCTACTAGAGAGCCGTTTCCTCCACCACCGCGACCACCAAATCCAGCGTATATACCTCTACCACCACCGACAGTTGAGCCACCACCACCACCGCCTGCGTAGTAACCACCCTGGGCTCCAGTCAATGTTGCCAAGGAAAACTCTGGTATAAATACACCGATGCCACCATCGGTTGCATAACCATTGGTTGAGCCAGCATTAGCACCAGCAGCGCCTGCACCACCACCGCCTGGCGAACCGCTATTAGAACTATTACCTGTTCCACCGTTGAAACCTTGACCAGTGGTTCCAGTTCCAGCAGTAAGCCAAACTCCAGAGCCATTGCCAGACCCAGCGCCTCCGCCAGAGCCTCCATTACCACCGCCTGAGTTGGATTGGTAACTTCCGCCACGACCGCCACCAGTAGAGGTTATGCTTCCGAATACTGAGTTGTTACCAATGGTTTGTGAAGCACCACCAGCACCGACTGTTACCGTGTAGCCAGTTCCCGATGACAAAGAAAGTGCAGACTCAAGAGAACCACCACCACCAGTAACTCCCGCTGTTGAGCGAAGACCACCAGCCCCGCCACCACCTCCATACCACCCTGCACCACCACCGCCACCAGCGACTACAAGGTAGTCACAAGTCAAGTTTTGGCTAGGTGTAAATGTGCTGCTTGATGTAAACACGTGATACCAGTAGTCACTGTCTTGGAAGATACTACCGCCTGTTGCTTTTGGAGTAGAAAATACGCGGGTGATGCCATAGAGCGTGGCTGTGGAGTGTTGAAGAAAACCTGCACAGGTTATGGAAATGCTCGTAATCGCAGATGAATCAGACCAAAGACCGGCAATCAAATTTCCATAAGCAGTCGTAGCATTATTTTCTGCCACATTATCTACTGAAAAAGATTTGTTTGCTGAAGTTCTATAGTTAGGTATGTAAATTTCGGTGTTATTGAATGTACTTGCTGTACCAACAGCACCAAAAATTGAACCAACATACCTTGCTAAAACACCAGAAGATGCGTTAGCCCCATCTCCTATTAGGTATCTACCGGTGAAGTTTGATGTTGAACCGTTGAAAGCGATATACATACCCTCAGCAGGTGTTGAACTAGAACGCCCGCTAATGACAATCTTTAGGTCATCATAGGTAGCGGGGATGCTAGTAAACTGAATCGCAGCCTGACCCCCTGCGGGGACAGTGACTGTTTGGATAAGTGTCATTGTGCCTTTTGTTGACATTAGATAATCTCCCTAGACCGCGTACCGAATGACGACGATGCCCGAACCACCAGCACCGCTACCAGCACCACCTGATGTATTATTAGTTCTTGCTCCGCCACCACCGCCAGTGTTAGGGCTACCTGATACTGGGATACCGCTGGTTGAGCTATCGCCACCGCGACCTCCGCCACCAGTACCACCTGCTCCAGCAGTACCGCTTTGGAAGGTTGCGAAGGCTCCGCCACCACCGCCTGCATAAGTTGCGGATGTACCTGTAATTGATGATGCAATTCCGTTACCACCAGCACCGCCAGTACTGGATGTTGAGTTAGCACCAGCTGCGCTAGCACCACCACCGCCACCACCAGCAAGACCAGATACACCAAGGAAACGGTTTCCAGCGCCACCAGCGAATCCTTGATTCGCAGTTCCTGGTCCGCTTCCTCCATCAAGACCACCGCCACCGCCTGAACCACCAGGACCACCAAAGTCTCCGCTTGAATCGGTGTCACCACCACCTCCACCACCGCCAAGTGCAACAATGGATGTAAATGATGAGCTGCTTCCAGGCTTACCGTTGTAGTTCAAAGTAATGGTTGCGGGAGCTCCACCTGCGCCGACAATAACTGGATAAATGCTGCTTGAGCTAAGCGAAAGTTTTGCTTCAGCGGTAGAGTTTGCACCAGATGTTCCAGCAGATGTTCTAAATCCTCCAGCACCCCCACCACCAGAGTATTCATTTCCTCCAGCACCCCCACCAGCGACTACAAGGTAGTCAACATTGGTTAGGTTTTCTAGTGGTATGAACAATCCAGACGACTGGAATGTGTGATACCAATAAGTACCATCAGTTCTAATGGTTGTTCCGCCGAATGCTTTAGGCGCACCTGTTCCGATACCGTAGAGGGTGAAGGTGGAACCAGCATCAATATTTCCAGCAGTTCCTGAACCAAAAATGCTAATAGATGTAATAGGTTCTGGTGTTTT